CACCCCACGCCTTCCCACACGCACCGCCGGCGGGCGGGGGGGGGTGGCGGGGCGGCGGCGGCGGAGGGTGGCCCAGGCGTTGTGGTTGGGGTAGCCGTGTGTGTCGGTGATGAGCCCGCCGGTGTCGGGGTTGGTGTGGTAGATGAGGCCGGTGGCGCCGAGTGCTGGTGGGAGGATGATGGGGCCGTTTTTGTCTTCGGTGACGCGGGCGGTGAGTCCGTGCCAGTGGATGGTGGGCCAGAGTGGGATTTGTCCGGTGTTTTCGATTGTGGTGATTCCGGTGGCGGTGTGTTCGGGCCCAAAGTAGCGGCCGTCTTGGGCGGTGAGGTGTATTTCGAGGGTGGTGGTGTCTTTGGGGGCGCTTTCTTCGGGTAGGCCGATGGGTGTTTCGAGGTGGACGAAGAGTTGGAGTTCGGGTTGTCGGGGTTGGTGGAAGGTGAGGATGGCGGGTTTGTAGAAGTCGAGGCCGTCGAGGAAGCGGCGGATGTTGGTTTCAGTGGTCAGGCTGGTGGTGTGGGTGATGCTGACGGTCAGGGTTGGGGTGATGGGCTCTGGGGTGGTGGTGTCGTAGGTGTGGGTGGGGAAGTGTTGGGTGGTTGGTACGGGGTGGTCGGATAGTTTTCCGTCGGTGCCGGAGATTTTGTGCAGGGTGACGCCTTCGTCGCCTTCCTGGGCGCCGGCGAGGTGCCAGGTGTGGCCTTTGTAGTCGGTGAGTTGAATGTCCATGGTGATGTCCTCCTGCTAGACGACCATTGGGGTGGTGAAGGTGTTGATTCTGACTCCGCGTTCGAGTGCTTCGATTCGGCGTTGATAGTCGTCGAGGGCTTGGTTGACGCCGCGGCGGACGTCGTCGGAGGAGACTTCCATGTTGTCGCCGTTCATGTTGAGGTGAACTTCGACTGGTGGGAGGGCGGTTTTGCCGGGGTCGTCGGCGGTTCCTGCTTCTGCGATTTTGACGCGGCCTTGATTGTCGAGGATGTCTGGGGCGTTGGTGCCGTCGATTCCCCAGGGGGAGCCTAGGTCGTCGGTGATGTCGGCGAGGACGTCGCCGAGGAATTGTGAGCCCCATTCGATGGGGGCGCCTACTCGTTCTTCTTGACCGTTAAGCCATGCTTCTACGCCTTCTGAGAAGGTCTTAGCGGTGGCGTCGAGGTGCTTTGCAGCGTAGGTGATGCCGTCAGCAAAGTTGGTCATCTGTTGGGAGTTGAGTACCCATTCTGATTGGCCGGACGTGTTGACGGCGACGGAGTTGTTGGGCAGCACACCGCCAGTGTCGCGCAGGAATGCGGGGAGCACGCCACCAGTGTGGTAGCCGCCGGCCTGGTCGTAGGCCGCGGAGAGGGAACCGTAGCGGGACATGGCGTAGTTCATGGAGGAGCGAATGTTGGCTTCTGGGTCCCAAATGTCATCAAATCCGGGGTCTTTGTAGGCCTGGAATGTGGGGTCGATGGTTTGCATGAGGCCTTTGGATGGGGTGCCGGCGACGGCGTTGGAGTCCCAGTCGTTGATGGCGTGGGGGTTGCCGCCGGATTCTTGTTGCATGCGGCGCAGCACGGTATCGACGAGGGATGTTGGTTGGCCTTTTTCTTTTAGTAGGCGGGTGACGAGGCCGCGGTATTTGTTGACGTCGCCGCCGACGCTTAGGTGTTCTTTGACCTTTTTGGCGACGGCGGTGACTTTGTCTTTGAGCCAGTTCCAGGCGGTGGTGGCGCCCTTGGTGAGGTAGGCGGGGGCGACGGATTTGGCTAGGTCGGTGCCGTTGCTGATGCCGAGGTTTTCTTTGACGGAGTTGATTTTGTCGTCGAAGAGTTTCTTCGCGGCGTTGGCGAAGTCGCCGCCGAGTTCGATGGCTTTGTTGATGACGTCGTCGGTGACGTTCCATGCTTTGCCTGCTGTGGATTTGATGGCGCCGAGGACGCCGCCGTCAGCGAAGGAGCCTGATAGTCCGGTGCCTTTGCCGGAGCGTGCGGTGGCGTTCATGCGTGCAACGGCGGCAGGTCCGCCGACTGCTCTGGTCCATTCGGGCCGCATGATGGCTTCTCCGCCGGATAGGTTGAGCGTTCCGCCGGTGGGTGAGAAGAAGGTGTGTATGTCGCGGCCTGGGGTGTAGCCGGGCATGACACCACCAGTAGCGAAGCTGACCTCAGGAAGTTTTTCTACACCGGTTACCTTGGATACAGCGTTCCATGCGGGGCGAATGCCTTTGTTGTAGGCAAAGTTGGCAATTTTTCCGGCAATTGACTTAATAGTCTCCCAGACACTGTTCCATGCGGATTTGATTCCATCAGCGGCTTTCTCAAACCACTGCTTTACCTGGTCAACGTGTTCCTTCATCCGGTCGAAGGCAGGGCGAACGTGTGCATCAACGATGTTCTTAATGAAGTCTGACATGTGCTGCCAGGCGGGGAGTAGGACGTTGTCGATGATGGCCTTAATGCCGTCGACGACCATGTTCCAGACATTTTTTATCCCGTTGAATACGGGCTGAATAGCGTTATTCCAGATAGCAGACAGGAATTGGCTCATCGCGTCCCACGCTGGGATAAGTACCGCATCGATGAGGGCCTTGATGCCGTTTACAACGGCTTCCCAGAGTTGCTTTATCAGGTTGAGGATTGGCTGGATAGCTGCTTCCCACAAGATTTGTAGGGCTTGTGCGACAGCGTCCCATGCGGGTTTAAGTACGTTTTCCCACAGGGCCTGAATACCGGTTACGAGTAGCTCCCAGCCCATTTTAATGACGTTAAATCCAGCTGTGAGAAGTGCTTTGAGAATATTGAATTGAATAACAATAGGCGTGATAAGCGCGGTAATGATGTAAGGAGCTACCTGTTGAATCACACCCCACGCTTTCGCAAACCACTCACCAATAGTGGAGAAGACAGGCTGAAGCCAATCCCAGAAACCGCGGAAAGCATCACCAATCTTCGACAAGATTTGATGCCCGGCCTCGGTCTTTGTCAAAAAGAGTGTAATACCTGCAACGACAGCAGCAATAGCCGTGACAATAAGACCGATTGGATTCGTCTCAAAAATAGCTCCCAGCAGTGCAGGCAAAGTACGCAACCCAGTAAAGATGATGCGCCCAAACTTCAGGATTCCGCCCAGGGCCTTCCTAAACCCCATAAAGCCTTTAATCGCAGGACCCAACTTCGGCCCGAACGACGCGATAATGTCACCGCCCGTCTTAAACGCCTTAAACCCGCGAGTAATCGGAGCAATAACCTTAGCCCACGTCATAAACCCACCAGCAGCCGCAGCAGCCAACCCCGGATGCTTCGCCATCTGGTCAGTAAGCACCTCCACAGCCGGGACAACGACAGTAGAAATCAGCGGGGCAAGAGCATTGAGAAGGTCGACAATAGCAGGCAGACTACCCACAGCGATAGACCCCATGGCGGTGACAATCGAAGGCAGAATAGGCGCAATAGCGCTAAGAAGCTGCCCCAGTGAGCTCCCAAGCTGCTCAACTGCAGGCCATGCCTGCACAGCCACATCACCCATGGAGGAAAAGGAATCCATCACCGAATCAAAATCAATGTTCGCAATAGCATCGAACATTTTCGGGATGACCTCATCAGCCAAATGGTCAAAAACCGGGGCAACCTTATCCGAGAGTTGCCCAGCAAAATCACCAATCTGAGGAGTGATTCTCTCGAACCCATCCGACAACGCATTGAAGACGGGAATCATGCCGTCGTAGAAGGGCTGGATGAATGCTGCAGTTACGTGCGACGCGAACGCCGCCATAGTATCGAAGGAACCTTTAAACGTTTCACGTTGCTTTTGGGCGGCGCCGTCGAACATGTCGTTCATGGCATTGGAAAAGTCCTCGAATGAGACCTTGCCCGAGCTAATCATGTCGGTGACTTCTTCTTTAGTCACGCCCATCTGGTCTGCGAGTTTTTGTTGCAGGCCGATTCCTCGGTCCATCAACTGGGCCATGACCTCACCGTCAACGTGGCCGCGGGCAGCAACCTTGGACCAAATAGAGCCCATCTCGCCCATGGACACGCCCGAATGGGCAGCAGAGTCGGCAACACGACTCAGCGTGTCCTGGAGGTCTTGGCCGGGTTTAATACCAGAGCTGAGCATGACGGAGGCGACCTGGGCAGTGTCGCCCATAAGAAAGGACGTTCCCTCGATGGACTTGTTGACATTGCCCATAATTTGGTCGATGTCTTTGCCCTTATAGCCTAGACCCTCGAGAGCTTTTTCTGCCTTGTCGGTAGACGCCAAGCGGTTAAAACCATCACTAAAGGCTTTGCCAGCACTCACACCAGCAGCGGCGGTAGTGGCTACAGCACCAGCTTTCATGGTCTTCTTCAACCCGCCGGTAATCTTATGGCCTAGCTTTTCACCCCATGAGCCAGATGGGCTGACGACCGCTTTATCAATCTGTTTGCGTACTTGGGAGAAATCTCCCATTTTCGGCACGATACTGACCCAGCCGGTACCAACGTCGAAGTTTGCACCCATGAATTAACCCCCGTCAACGCCAGGCCAGTCATCGCCTAGCCATTCATCCATTTCTTGTTTCGTAAGTCCCTCTGCCTGAATACCAGCAGTCTCAGTTGTCGTATCGTTTACGCCAGGGCGGGGGATAGGCTTCGGTTTTTGTCCCTTGCCTCCCCAAGCACTCATCGCTTGCTGGTCAGCGATATGGGCTAAGAGCTGGTTGGTGAGGTTCCACTCCCAGTCTTTCTTTTGCGCGTTGCGCACCAGCGCCGAGTCTGGGCCGGCGGTGGCGATAAGAGCGATAGCGTCATCCCACGTGGCGCGGTCTGTGCCGTCGTTTATCCACCGCCAGCGTATGCCTGCTTCGATGAGTTCCCTTTCGACTGCCATAGCGAATCGGGTGTCGGAGTCTACGGCGTCGATGAGGGAGACGATTTCGCCGAGGCTAGCTTTTGTCGCCGCCTTCGCTCCAGTCCTGCATGAAGGTGTTGAATTCTTCCATGCGCATGCTGTCGATGGCGTCGAGTGTGCCGTCTTCGGATTTATCGGCGGCGCGTTCGAGAATCATCCAGGAGAAGTCTTCGTCGTCGAGTCCGTCTCGTTTGGCGCGGCGGCGGTCTCCTACGGTGATGATGGAGTCGATAGGTGGCAGGCTGATTTTGTCACCGTTGTTCGTGGTGTAGCTGAACCAGTTGTCTGCGTTTGTGGTGTTTTTCTTGGCGTTTTTCTTTGCAGCCATAAGAAACAATTCCCCCGAATCGAATACGTGTTTTACATGTGGGCTTTCGTAGCCTCCTACCTTGCTGGAAGGAGACTACTGCAAACCATGCACCCTATACCATACCAGCGCTAGCTAGGAACAAACCGATAGCTACTGTAACTGCGAAGTAAGCCAAAATGAGTACAACGACAATTGGAATAAACACGTACAGGTACAACAAAACGATCGCTGTTGCAATACCAGCCGAAGTGGCGAGCCCTGTCAGTGTTCCGGCAATATTGAGCACAATCACGAGCGCCACTAGCCCCAGAGATACGACTGCCAGCACCGCCAAATGGGCAATCACCCACAGACGCAGTACCCTACCTAAGGGTGAATGGCGTGTTAGCAGGTTGAAAATATCCAAGGGGATACCCACAAGAGGAAATGCGATTGTGTTGACCACACGAAGGTAGATCGGCACCAGGCCCAACATGACAATCAGCCCAGCCACAGCAATAAACGCCACAGTCACAACACCAGCAACTACGACGCCCGTCACACGGTTGAACAGCGTCAGCGCCAACGAGCCAATGACGACGGCTAGCGTTGCCACTACCGCGGCGAAGACCACAATGGAAGATATAAGGTCAACAGCTCGAACCGCATGCGAGACACTAGCAATCGCAACAATCAACAAGGAAGCCGACAAAATCAACACAGCCCACACAAGGATAGGCGCCGCTGCCACAAGACCAGCCACACGAAGACGCCTAAACAGTCGCCTACCAGCACGCACCGGAGTACCGGCCGCAAGAAAGGCCACCGCAGCGGCAAGAATCAGCCCCGACACCACCGTGAGCAGTGCAGCTAACGGAGCCAGAAGTACTCGAGGGTGTGTGGCGACCATGCTCAGAAAAGCCGCCACCGACAAGAACAAAATAATGGCGCCCGCAACACCAGGCACAATCGTCAACGATGCCGCAGTAAACGTCACCGCAATCGTCAACAGCGACACCTTGGCCAATATCCTCCACGGCTTCGCCAACTTCCGCGACACAAGAAGCAATGGCACACCCACGAACACAGTAACTACAGTAGCAACCATCAACCCCAATGCGAGCCGCTCGAGCTTTTGAGCCTTCATCCACGGGAACGCGCCAGCAATAACACCAGCATCCAACAGTAGGTGGCGTACACCGCGGGCGGTAGCAAGTGCGACCACGATGGCAGAAACGACGGTAGCAATGCTACTGAGGGCGAATTTCGGCCACCGTTTGATTCGCTGCCCAACCCACGTGAGAGTAACAAGCGCTGCGATAATGAACCGATGATTTACACCCAAGGCGATAGCTACTGGGGTCAGTAGGCGAGCTCCGAGGATGGGGACTTTCCAGCCCATCCAGCGTGCCGCGGCAATAACACTCGAGCCGAGGATACCCACCAGGAGGGGGAGGATTGGGCGTAATAGAATCCCGATGATGCCTCTGGTGCGCGCCACGATGTGGGCGAGCCCGATGCCGAGTGTGGTGACGGTATCCACGCCGAATGCGTCCAGGAACGTCCATGGTAAGGCAATCGGGGTGATAATCCTGCGTACCTTATCGACAGGGTAGAGAGGTATGTAGATTAAGAGCATCAGTACGAAAAGCAGTCCGGCAAGAATCGATGCACCGCCTGTAGCCCACCAGAATGGTGCCGAAGCAGGGCTAGCAGGACCACCCGTTAACACCCACCCGACCCAAGCGACTGCAGCGACTAATAACAACGCAAGCAAGAGAATTACGTTGAAGCCATCCACACTGTGGAACAGGATGTTCCACTGCAAGATGAACCTAAAAATCGTCAGTGGGACAGCAACTCGATAAATAATGCCCCTAAACGGCAAAAACAGTGTCGGTAGCGTCAGCAACGCTACTGGAAACGCCAAGCCGGTAACGAGCCCAATAGCCGACGTGCCCACCCTACGAAGCGGATACAACAAGCGTGTCGGAGCCGCAAACACTGGGATAAACCCACCCGAAACCGCCGACCGGACAGCCTCCACACCACGCAGCACCAGGCGAACAACCCACGGGCCAACCCCCGCGAATACACCGGTGGCCATAAACACCATGCCGGCAAGCATGACCCCCGCAGTTATCGCACGAAGCAGCAACTGGCCGCCACCATGAAGCCCAGCAGCAACCAAAGCTAACTGGTGGCCCACAAAAAGTGCCGCAGTAACACCGACTGTGGCTAAAGCAGCAGCTACAGCAGCCGCAGCAGCAACCACCGGCGGCGCCAAAATAGGCAGAAGCAAAAGCGTAGCAACCGCCGTAGCCAAAAGCGACACAGCAACCACAGCCCCTAACGCCAGGATGACAGGCGCGACAGCTTTCTTCAGCAACGGAAACGCCGCTACATTCGACGCAACCCACGCCACAGAAGCCACATAAAAAATAATCGACGCTGGAATAGCAACAAGCGCCGTTACAAACGCCGCCACCCCAGACCCGGCCACCGGCAACAAGGCCCTCACCGTAGTAAACATCAAAAATAGTGCAGCCAGCACAAAGCGCGCTAACGGTCGAATAACAGTAACCGCCGCACGAAGCTGCTTACCCGCCAAACGAGCCGTCACCAAAGACCGGAACACCAAAACCTGCACAATCGGCAACGACACCGCAACCGCAGTAACAACCGGAGGAACCGTATCCAACCTGAACCGCAACAACCGCAGCAACGACACAACGATACTTACCCCAACAAACGGGACGAAAATACCGCCAATAATGACCGTGCGCACCAAATTCAACAACAATGACCGGCCAGAAAGAGTAGAGCTACGAATCATCAAAAAGACAATCAGCCCCACAACAGTCGAGGCAAACAACGCCACAATGACGAACGTAGTCACCGCAATAGCAACCGCAATAACAGCTTTTTCCAGCCCAGTCGTCCGCAACGGCTGAGTAATCCGCAACAACAGACGAATCTTCGCCACTACGAACAACACAACCGCGGCCAACACCGCAAGATGAGCAAGCACCCAACCAGCAGCCAAAAACAACACGACGGCCTTCAACGTCACCGGCAACGCACCAGCAATAACCACGAGCGGGAAATCCAAAATAATGAACTTCGCACCATTGACCACAGACCAAAAAATAAACAACGCCGCCAGCGGATGCCCAGTCAAAAGAGCAATCACAATCAAGTCCGCCGCCCACGGCAGCACCACACCGCTGAGCCCAAAGCCGAAAAACTTCAAGGCCACAACCAACATGCCCAACAACAGTCCCGCCGTCGCCAAAGCAACCGGAACTGCAAGCAATGGTTTGCCAAACACCAACAACACCAACGTCAACGCCGCCCCGGCCGCCAAAGCCATCACCGGCAACGCCAACATCGCACCCACAAGAATCAAATCCTGCGTCGAAAGCTCCGCAATAGCCTTATTGACACCATCAAGAAACGCATCCCACGCCCCAGTAAGCTGTGGAATCACCTGCCCTAAATTCAAAGCATTCAACGCAGCAATCCAGCCCTGACCAATATCACTAGCCACCGCAGTAACCAACAAACCCACGTCATTGGCAAGAGCAGGAGGATTCGACCAGTCCGTCAAAAACCTATTCGCAATATCGCCATACTGGGCCGGGTCCAGCGCACCAACAAAAGAATTCCACGCCTTCACCAAATTCGACGGATTGAAAACACCCCAATTATCCCGAACAATGTCAACAACCGTGCCCCACAACTGCTGCGCCGCCCGATAAAGATTACTACCCGCACGAGCAATATCCGACAGAATCTCACCCGAGGTCATACGCTTGATGAAATCCCCGGAAATATCATTCCACCGGCGCATAGCATCACGAATGAACTCATTAACGTCCGTGATGTTCTGACGGTTTAAAAATCCGCGCAGTGCGTCACCAACCATCTTGCCAACATCGCCAGACATCTGGCCCAAACGGCCAGCCCATGCACGAATAGGCCCAGCCCACTGCGCGAAACCAGCAGACTCCACCATATTCGCCAAAGCATCACCCAAAGCAGGGAAATTCACCGACGCAATCGCATTATCAATAAGATGATCAACGTCTCCACGCATAATGGCATCCAACCAATCCTGCCAATTCGCCCCCGCCGTCGACAGGAAATCACCAATAGCCTGCTGCACATCACCATTGGACAAACCAGCAATCAGCCCACCAACGCCAACACTCGACCACAGTGTGGCAATCTTTTTCAGCGCATGCGCCACTGACTTACTCCGCCGGCGAACCCACGACATCGCATGGTCAAACGCAGCACGAAAATTATCCAAATTCGCGCCACTAATAAGGTCACGCGGAGCCCAATCCGCAATAATGCGCAGCAACTCCGAATCAGTCATATCCGCAACCGTGTGCTCCACACGATTAATCAGCTGGTCCACCGCATCCAACAACGACCGCTCAGAAATACGCGAAATAATATCCAGAGCAGTAGACACATTCACCCGAATCGCACCAAGATTCGTCAACCGGCCATCGCCAGTAATATAGTCCACCCACTCGCGCACCTTGCCAGCAAACGCAAAATCCGGCCCCATATCCTCACGCGAAGAAGGCTCCTGCGGGGCCCTATCTACCAGGCGATATAAGCACACACCATTAGAATCCGGCGTGCACGACAGCGTCACCACACTGCCGGCCAACTCAGCCCGGTTAAACGCCTGCGAATCAATCGACGTGACCACCGCACGAGGCACAAACAACCGCACACGCTGCCCATCAGCCGCCAACAAATCAAAACTCAACGACCGATAAGGCAACGCCCCATCAAGACGCTCTTCAACCCTCACACGCGAAGAATCAAACAGCTCTTTCACGCCACCATCAGGATGAGTAAGCCGCATCACCGCCGAATTACCCAGCTCCATAAACGATACCGACAGGCTCACCCCATCTGGAGAGGAAACCGTACTCATCGACAGTCCAGACCACGACTTCGACTCCTCAGAATCCACCGACGTATCCACCGACACCCCATCAGCAGACACATAACCAGCAGGAACCATACCCGCCCCCGGCAAACGACGCAGCGGCTCACTCGCCGACAACGGCACCGCAAAAGGACTCGACACCGCCTGCCCAATCCACGCACCACCACCAGCCGACACGTCCGGCACGCCGTGAACAAGATTCCCCCGATTACGCATAAAACCCCCAAAATAGCGTCACAATACAACCCCAGTATAAAACACAGTATCGACCACCCCGAGCCCCAGCAGCCGACCACCACACAAGAATAGGGGCCGAGGGAATACCCCCTCAGCCCCTACTCGACTGAATCTGATTAAACAGTCAACGCACCCACAACCAGGTACGCGACCACAATCAACGCTACCGCATCACCGATAAGAACGCCCGGCTTCAACGCCAGCGGAGTCAGCACAGTCTTGAGAACACGCCAGTTAGCGAACAAACCAGCCGCCAAAGTCTCCACGCCACGCAGACCCAAGCCACGAACCGGCAAGTGACCCAACTGAGGAACGCGAGACAGCAAGAACACATTGAACAAGATACGACCAATGTTCAGCCCATTGACAAGCTTCAACAGGTTATTGCCACGAACCGCAACACGAATCGGCGTAGACAGAACAAGGAAGTCCACCGCAGCACGAACAGCCTTCACCACAGCCTTAGTGTTAAACGCCGTCAGCGAATTAATAAGCACCCCGTTAAAGACGTGCAACAAGGCCTGACGCACCTCATGATGATTAAACATCTGCAGCGCAACAACAATAAACGGAAGCTTCTTCGCCGCCTTAAACTGCGCGATAACCGGAGCAGCCAAAAGACCCTTACCCGCGGTAAACAAGCCCTTGACCAGAGCAGCCTTTACGGCCACGCCCAAATCAACAATGCCCTTGACCGCCTCAGCGCCCTGGGCAACAACAGAGCCTGCAGCCAGCGCCACAGCCAGCAAAGGAGACAATCCCTCAGCAGCCTTCACGGCCTTGCGTACAGCCTCATCAGCACCCAAGGAAGCCAGCTCGCCAATGAGCTTGCCGCCACGCTCAGTGACAGCGTCAAAGTGCTTCGCCAGCTCATCAAGCTCATCCTGTCGCAGCTCAGCCAAAGCCTCCAGAACATGGCCAGGCAGTGCGCCACCAGGTAGCTTCTTGACCACCTGTGCAATCGGGGCAGAAGCGTTCAGCGTATCCAACGCCTCAGCAAAATCCCGAACAGTAGAACGAATATCAGAAAGGTCAGAAACCTTCTCCAGACCAAGGTCCTTCAGCTGGCCCTCAAGTCCATCAACGAGCTCATCAGCCGCAGACTTAAAGTCGGCTACCTTCTTCAGCGGGTCCGGCTCATGAATAGCGGTATCAATATTCGCCTTGAGAGTATCCAGGATTTCCTGGCCGCTTTCAGCCTCACCCACCAGGGTAGAAACAGCCTTTTCAACCTCGCCGCGAGTATCGTCACCCAAGTTAAGCAGTGCACTAGAAGCCTGGGAGAGCGCGTCTGCCATCTCGTGCGGGATAACTCCGGCAGACTCGAGACGGTCCACCAGGGTAGTGGGGTTGAATTCGCCGAAGTTATCGCGGTCAATGTACTTGTACTCCATTACTTTTCCTCCTTGTTGTCCTCGTTGAATGCACGCAGAATGTCCACGAGGGCAGCACCGATTGGCTGAGCGGAGGAACCAATGCCGGTGACCAAATCCGTGAGCTTCTTGCGGTCAGCCTCAGGGAGGGCATCAAACTTGCCGACCAGTTCTGGGAAGCCATCGCCCGGGGTGATGCCGTCGAAGAGCTTCTTTGCGTAGGAAGAACCAACGAACTCATCCACTGCGGAACCGACCTTGCCGGCGTGGTCTGCGAGTTCCTTTACACGCTCTGCGGCCTTGTCTGGGAGGGCCTCAGCATCGCCGAACTGCTCAGCAACGAGGTCATGCAGGCGAGTCTTGGCGTCTTCGATGCCCTTAATGGCAGAGGGGACGCCGGTGCCTGGGAATACCAGTGGGCCGCCGAGAATCTGCTTGAGGTCATCGGCGAGGGTCTTGGCGTCCTTGACAGTGCGGCCCAGCATGGAGACCTGCTGTGGGATGGCCTCGGAAATCTTGTCGATGATGCCGTTGAAGTTGGAGAACATTCCGGTGAGAGAATCAGCGGTGTCCTTTTCCACGCCGCCCTGCTGCTGCAGGTCGCGGATGGAGTTAGTGATTTGAGAAAGCAGGCTATCCTTATCAGCCATGAAATTTACCCCCAAAAATAGTGTTTACAATTCCCCGAAAAAGTTCGGTGTTTAGATGATGCCGCCGGTCAGGTCATCAATCGTCTGCCGCCCACCAGCACCGGTGAGCAGGTCAACAACCGCCTGAGCCCAACGATTATGACGATTCAGCGGAGTAAACGGCAATGCCTCCACGTCCTTAATCAACGTGGCCGCATCCTTACCCTCCACCAGGTCAGACAACAGCTGCAGCAAATCGTCGACACCGTTAAGCGGCGCAAGGTGCTTCGCGAGCTTGTCGATGAACTCAAGGTCCAACCCACCCTTGCCGTCAATGAGCGAGTAGAACAAGCCCGCAACCAAGTCCGGCGAGATAGGCAGATTATTCAGAGCATTGCGCACAATGTCTTCAATTTCTGCCAAGGACACAACCGGCAGCCCATCATCTGGGAAGCGGTCATCATCATCCTTCTTGACGTTGCGGCGGTCAATGTAGGTGTAGAGGTTGTTTCCCTTTTCATCCGGGAAGCACTCAATCGTGGCGTCGAAGCCTACGACCTCGCCTCGCGAAAACACCTGGTCGTCGAGCTCGGTGACGCGACCATTCGGGATGAACAAACGTCCCTTCAGGTCTTCGCCGCCGTGAATGTCGAAAATGAATGAGCGGTAGGGCGTTTCCGTAGCGTTGTCAATCATCTGGACTGCTCGTCCATCATGACGGGAACGAAAGTTGCCTTCGCCCATCACGGCGGTAGCAACGTGAGAATTGACAATCTCGTGGAACTTGCACTTGATTTGCACCGAGTGATTGGACTGCAACACCGCCATGGTGTCACCATTCCAGTCCACAACCTTTTCGGTATCACGGTCGACAGTCTTGGTTAGTCCGTCCTCGCTGATGTAGCCAGCGGGGCTGAACTTGTTGACTGCCGGCAGTGAAGCCACCCTGATAGAGGCAGAGTGTGGCGTCTGCAGCGGGTTGATGCCCGCCATGCCAATCCATGCGGCGCCGCCGCTTTTGACCTCGGGCGCGCCGACAACAATGTTTTGTCGCATACGTGACATGCGAATTCCCCCAAATTTTTTTACCCCGAGTAACCACCCCAAGCAGGGCAGTCACCACAAATTATACATGAAAAATACTTAGCTTAACGCCGTCCACAAGGTGCCCGCGCCCTGCCAACGAATAGCAGAAGGCCTATCCGGGTCAGGGAAAATATAAGGGTCGGTATCAGTATCCCAATCCAAAATATCCCCCTCCGCACGGTAGGAAACCTCCATACCCTCCAGGCAGGCGGACAGTAGGTCCACGCAGTACTCATCATCGGTGCCGTAGGCCAAAAGTATGATGCGAGTACGGTCAGTCACCGGCGTTTCCCGGTCAGGGGCCGCCGCATCAACCTGAACCATGGGTCCGTCAAGTTCATCTGGGACCTTGGTCGCTATATGCACCCCGTCGAACTCGGAACCTTTAAGCCACCGCTTCAGGCAAGAGACAACAATCGCAGATGGATGCCGCATTAGCTATGCTCCCTTCTTCGGTGATTTCGTCGCGACTGGGTAGGCGCCTACAGCCTTTTGCAACGCATTATGCTTTTTCTCGTGCCCGTAGGCCTCCCAGTCATACGGAGTCGGCACGATAAGCGCACGCCATCTACGCTGGCCTGGTTCCGCTTCCTTCACGACGTAGTGTTCGCCGACCTTCGAGCGGAACTCCTCGGCCTTGTCATCAACCAGATGCTTAGTCTCCGGTGCCTCTTTGAGTACTCGATTAAAAAACTGGTGATTCATCTTGAGCTTAAAGCTGTCAGCCACGCTCAACCCCCTCAAAAATACGCAGCTTATACTCCGCCAAACCCGGGTCCCACCACGGCCCATGCGTGAAATCATGGCCACCATCGGCAACCACGAAATCAACACCGCCCAGATGGACTAAATCGCCAGCTAACACTTCACCAGGAAGAGTGAACAAGGAGCCAGCCCAATCCACACGCCGAACATCCTTATCATCCGGACCAGATTCCGGGGAATCGCTAATAGACCAACCAGCAACCCGCACAACCTGAGGACCACCCCATCTGGTTACCGGATTACCGAAAGAATCCTCACCCGAATCCTCACGCCGACGAACCCGCACATCGTAGGGGAGTGGGTACCCCGACTTAGTAGAGTGAGACCGTGAACGCGCCACGCCGACCACCCCCAACCGAGCGCAACATACGCTTATCCTCAGCCGTCAAGAACACACCGCCAGCATTCGAATTCGACCCGAAACTCTGACTCGTCGAAAACGGGCCAGCAGTAAACGACTGAGACTCAGCACCCACAGGAGCCGACGACAAACCACGAGAGACAGCGCGGGCAGCCACACGGGCACACACCACACGAACCGCCGCCGGAACTGACTCATCAAAATGCTTACCCAAATAAGCATCAATAGCGACCGTAGCCTCATCAACCATCGCCACAATAAGGCTCTTATCGTCCTCATCCGGCTCAATAGTCAAACGGTCAGTAACGTCAAGAATCGTGCAATATGTGTCCACGTGAACCCCCCCAACAGGACTACTTAGCGCTACGGCCAGCCTTCTTCGCCGGACCAGGCTTCACCACGTGAGCAACCATGGCCATATTCGGATTCGTCAGAATCGGCTGCACAGCACAGTTAGCACGCACCCAATACGCCATCGGGTCGTTCTCACGCCAAGCACCGACCGCAATCTGACCAGCACCAGACAGGTTATACTCCGGAGAATTCATCTCCACCGTCTGACCCCACACCGTATAGCCCAGCAGGCCAGACTGAGTCTCCGGCGGCAGGAAGTACAACGTATTCTCATCCAGAATCCGGCGCGCAGCCTTACCATCACGCACCGAACGAGAATACGACGTAATCCCCGGAAGCCCCTGGTCCTGCAGCACAGCGTTAATAGCGCCAGAGGAGACACGAGCCAGCTCGCCGGTGGTATTCGCCGCATCACGGAACTGCTTATTCGTCTGCAGCTTCTGGATGACCTTAGGCGAAGCAATAATCGTACCCGGCTTAGTACCGTTGGCATCCTCGTAGGCCATAGCCCACGAGATGATGTCTTCCAGGGCGCCGGAATCCTGGTCATCCCAGTGCTTCTTCGGGGTGACCTCGAATTCCTCATCGCGGCCAATGCCGGCGTCGACGATGGCGCCGTTTTCCGAATAGCGGACACGGCCGGTGGTGAGGACGTCGCCGCGGGCTACCTCGACGCGGTTGGCGACTGCGCGGACGACCGTCTCGGTGGCCTTGGTCATGTCGTCTTCCTGGAAGCGGGAATCACCCTGGTGGAAGCTGCGCAGCTGGTCCATCTCGTTGATGCGGACCTTCTGACCAATCAGAGGCATCTGCATCATGGCCTTCTGGCCGCCGCCCATGGAGCCAATCGGCGTCTCAGCGTCTGCAGAGCGCACCTCAGCCAGGCGTCCGGTGTCTTGCTCGGTCATCCAGCTGAAGAACACGTCGTTAATTAGCTGGTCTGGGAAGTAAGCAGACAGGGAGCCACCGGCGGCCTGCAGGTCGTTTAGATAGTGGTTTGCGTAGATAGTCAGGTCCTCAGGTGAGAGGACCTCGTTCCAAATTTGCGTCGAACCCATGATTAATCCTCCCGTACGTCGCCGATGGCATCGAAGTTGGTGGAGCCATCCTCATTCCACAAAGAACCGTGCGGTTCGTGCACGAACGTGAATTCTGCGTGGTCGCATTCTGCGATGTTCACGCGATTGTTGGAATCCGGAAGGCGGTCAACGCGAACACGGCCGTGCCAGACAATCGGCACAACCTCGCCTGGGTTATTGTCCTGGTCCGTCAGCAGGAACCCGTCCACGGACTGAGTCTTGGACGTGACTGGCACCCAGTAGTCGCCTTCGCGGTGCAAGGCGGTGCCAGAGGGTAGGACGGACGTGCGAATATGGGTAGTCTTTTCGCCCAGCGTGCCGGTTTCGGCGTTGTCTACTGCGTGGCGAGAGCCCAGCCACGACAGGTCGCTGGGAGAGTAACGGTCAAATTCTGGCCGAAAGTGCATAATATCCCCCGATGATGTGATGAATGCGGACTACGCCCCCTGGCGCTTCTTACGCCTCTGCCACAGCTCCTCACCCCGAGAAATACCCTGATTCGGTGATTCCCAGGTAAGCCGCGACGATGCAGGGGCGGCGGGGGAGTGCTTGCCGATGAGGTCTTTAAGCGTGGATTCAAAATCGTCATCGTCAGCGTCGAGCTTATCAATGGCTGCGCAGAAGCTTTTCGAATCGAATAGTTGCTCTACGTCGCCGCCGAGCCCCGCGATGTGGATAATTAAATCCCGATTATGCTGAGCATCTTCAACCTGACTATGGGCCGTCGAAAGCTCAGCCTGAAGGTCTTTAATCGTGGATTCGAGTTTCTCTTTGTCCGCGGTAAGCTGCTCAACGTCTGCTAGCGATTTTTCTGCCCGGTTTTCCCACGTGCGAGAGTGGGCCCGCATGTCCTCGTACTTTTTACGGTAGTCAGTTGATGCGGTTTCGGTTTCCGCCTTTGCGGCGTTGGTTGCAGTATCCCCGCTGGTGGTTTCCTTTTCGGAATTGTCAGCGTTTGCGTCCTCGTGCGACACAGCGTCCCCCTAAATGTTCAGTTTGTGGACTACGGCCTCATTCATCCCTTCCGGATACAAACCGTAACCACCCCAAAGAATAGCACACCTGTTCATTTCCTAAGGTCACCCACCTGACGCATCGCCTGCAACAACACATCGGGGTCCGTGCTATCAACTTCTTCTTGAGCCTTCTTATAAATCTTTTGCGCTCTAATCGTCGATTCTGGAAGCTCAACATGGCCGCGCTTACGGCAAATCACAAGGCACCGGCAATGGTCATGAAAATGCGCCCCCGAATACCCACCACCAGCAGTCGACTGAGACGAATAATCAAACCCTCGAGACGCCAACAACGTACAAAACGCACACGCCCCAGGATGAGCAACACGAGCCCACGACCCACCGCCTTTCCACGCCGTATGCTCAGTGTTTTTACGCTGCCTGGAATACAACTCATCAGCGACGATGAACCCCATCGAATTCAACGTGCGATTATAACCTTGCTCTTCAAAGAATAACGGTGCGAAATCCTTCGCCATTCGAGCCTCAACCTGCTCGGAATCCACCCGGCGTGGCTTCCATTCCACCGGCCGCATCTCCATGTAGTCTTCTTGTTCTTCTAGCCACGCCATCGTGGCATCAGAAACGGCTGTGCCGTAGGAGTCGATGGCTTCGCGCACCATTTGCCGAAGAAGTTCTTTCTGGCGGTAGGGGTCGGCGGTGATGTCCGGGATGATGAGGGCGCGTGAATTGAGGTCCGTAACGGCTTGGCGAGCTATGGAATCAACGACGGGTGTGATTGAAGCCCAAGGGCGTTGTGGGTCTACCGCGTTCATCTAGCGTGCCTCCTTGGCGTCGTCGCTGGCGTTTTCACGCGGTGACGGTGCCACCCGGTCGGGGGTTTGGTGTGACGATTCGGTATTTTCTTGGTCTTGTGGTGTCGAAGCTTGGAGTACCTTTGCCAACTGGGAGAGGCGTTTACTGCGGTTTTCCTGCTCGATTTGGAGCCGGTCGGCGGCTGAAAAGTGCAGGTTTTTCAGTAGTACCTCGGAATCGGGGGCGAGCACACCGGAAGTAAGCAGCTTTAGCGCCCAGTCGGCGTCGGCGGCCTTGGACTCGGTGGCGGGGTCGCGCCAATCCACTTCGAGCCCGTCGACGAGGCTTTCAACATCGACGTCATTGTCGAAGTCGGAAAGCTGCACGAGTACGCGAGCCAGCTCCAACAGGTCTGGATTCATCAACTCCGTCTTAATCTCTGATGCGCGAATCAATTGCTCTTTCCACACGCGAATCGAGTCACCCGAGGGCGGATTTTCCGTCATGAAACCAAAATACTGGGCCGGAATCTTTGACTCAGAAGCAATCAACTGAGAGTAGGCGCGTACCTGCTCGATAAATGGGGTAGGAGGAGACGATGCGAATTGTCCGACGCTGGGCTGCTTGGGGTCGTCCTCATCGCCGTTGAGGACAAGCATCTTGCCGATAGAAGTCCGCCAGCCCATCTCTACGCGGTCGAACTCCGTCATGCCCTCTGGGTCGTAGCCGAAATCCTCAGGTGAGGCGCCGGTAGCCCATCGCTGTGGGGAGGCATAAAACTCAGAGTTATACTCCATGTTCTCTAACGTGCGGGCAGCTGCATCTGTCAGATACCGCACGGCCGGGGTGATTTCTGACTGACCCGACCAGTGCGATGTGCGCAGGCGATTGCGCAGCCGGAACATAGGGAATCCGCCGCCAGGAACGTCGAATCGCTCCACTGAGCGCACCGTACCCACGTCGGTTGAGTCTTTGGAAATGACAATGACCTCGCCCTGCAGGTAGAGCACCTCGCGGTACACGCCCTCCGAATTAACTCCCGAGCGGCGATACCCGGCCACTGGACCGTTGGTGGCGTCATCCCACAATAGTGAGCCAGACAAAGGCGATACTGACCGCAAGCGGAATACGCCGTGCGGGTCGGGCTCTACAGCTAATAGGCCCAGGCCGAAAATCAGCATGTCCAAAATGGCTTCAGACACTCGAAGCGGAACATTAAACCGACGCGTGACTAGCCGCATCTCCTCGCCATAGTCCGGTGATATGAACCCATCCATGCGTAGCAAATCACCGTAGGTATCTACCACAGTTGCCGGCCATCCGGAAACAACCCCAATATCCGACAATGAGTTCGGCACCGCAACGCCAATGCGCTGCACTCGATGCGTCCCGTCATAGTATGACGCCAGCTGCTTATTACCCTGCCGGTGTCCTGTGACCTCAGTTGTTAATACACTTAGAATATCTTCTTCATTTTGCGTTAGCCCCCGAATCATAAAATGAACGACCCCCTCTTTTTCTTCTTTTTCGTCACCCCGTGCGAGACAGCATCCAAGTAGCACTTATAGGCCATGACTGCTGCATACGCTGCGTCAATTTTATCAGCAGACTCCGGCGAAGACTTATACAGCAAATATCCAGTACGTGTCTCCCTGCGCTTCGCGTTCAAAAGATGTGCGCGCAGGTACGGTCCGCCGTCGTAAGTAATGTCGCGGTTGACTACTGCCTGCCTAAACTCGCTTAGCGATTGGTATACCGCGGCACTTTTGCCCCTCGGCCACGCCATCAACGGATGCGACGAGGTGGCCCGCACCTTAAGCTTCGGGGCGAATTCCGCTTCCCACGCGGAAACATGCTCCGTCCAGCCGGACGGGTCGCAGTACATGCCCACGACACGGTAACGAGAAAAGCAGTCACGCACGACGGCATCAACCTGGCGTGTGTCCGGTTCCCAGACCGGGTCGCGGGGCGTCTTCGACTGCCACACCGCAATCTCGAACAAATGCCCATCTGTCACACGCATGCCAATCAGCGCGGTCGCATCCGCGTTACCACGCACACGGCCTCTTGAGCCGTCAAAGCCCAATACAATCTTGTCGCCTGGCTGGATAGCCTTATCCCT